AGTTAATAATTTACTCGTATAGCTCAGTGGTAGAGCACTCAACTTATAATTGAGGGGTCGATTGTTCAAGCCAATCTACGAGTATAACGTATGTTCTCGCCGAAAGGTGGGAACTTTTTTTATTTATTTAAAAATAATTGTTGACTTTGTGGTACAGTGCCACTATAATAATATACATCAAGTAAAGGAGGACAAAAATATGTCAAAGAAATCAGTCACGCCAAGTATTCGTATGAATGAGGAAGAGTATCTAAAACTCAAATCGTTAAAAGAACAGTATGGAATTTCTTGGAACAAGCTAATAAAGTTAGTCAATGAATTATTAGAAAAGGATATGAAAAAGAATGGACACTAAAAAATACGTCGATCGCTTTCGAAAAACAATTGTTGATTATGGCATTCCAAACGATCAAGTTGTGATTGCACCGTATTCGAATGGAAACAGTTCTGGAGTGACGATGTTCAATGGCATTAGCGTCATGGATTATATGACATGCAACAATCAGTCAGTAAAGTTAATGGCTAAACAAGTTGCCAAGGATCTGCATGTTAAGTACAGACGAGGTATTGGGTTCTAACAGAGTTAAAAACAAATTAGAGGAGGTTTGATTTTGAAAGATAATTATAGAAAATTACTAGCCTACGTTCAAAAAATCGAAAACAAGTACGGGACTGTCATCCTCATGAATAATCGTGAACGTAACTACATGTTAAAATTATCTTATCCATGCTATAAAAACGAGTATGCTGATCTAAACAAGTACGAAATAACGATTATCAAGAGATATTTAAAAAGTGATATTAACGTTCGCCAATTAGCATATTATTTGGGCGGGATCACAGAAACTGAGGCAGATTACAAAGCTCGGCTTTACAGGACTGGACGGTATGAACTAACTAGCCACAGAAATTATTGGGAAAAAAGTAAATAAAATGAATTAAATTAGGAGGAATCGTAATGATTAATAATGAAAAAGAAATCTGGAAATCACTACCCAGTGTTTCGGGAGTGGAAGTTTCCACGTTGGGAAGAGTACGGACATTAGATAAAGTGGTATCCAGTGAAAAATATACGCGGTTCCAAAAAGGACGGGTTTTAAAGCCATTCGATAGCGGCAAGGGTTATCTGCAGGTGGGAATTCAAATTGATGGAAAAAGGACTATGAAATATGTGCATAGGCTGGTAGCTCAAACGTTTATTAATAACCTTGATGGCTTGCCTGAAATTAATCACAAGGACAACAATCCATTGAATAACAATGTATCTAACCTAGAGTGGTGTACACGTGAATATAACATGGCATACAAAGAAAAATATGGGACGTCAGCTAAAGAATCCGTACCAAAGTCACCTGTTTATGCGGTTAATTTAAAGACGCAAGAAACATTATGGTTTGAATCACAAATTGAAGCTAGCCGAGAACTTGGAGTTAATCAAGGAAATATCAACAATGTTATTAAAGGAAAGCAAAATCAAACTGGCGGATTTTTGTTCACAAGTGCCGATAACAATACTTGTGAGTTAACAAGCCGAAATAATTACTGGGAGAGATGATAAGATGAGTGAACTAACTATTGAAGAACGTGAACTGCTGAAATGGGTTTTACAAGAAGTAAACAGTCAAAATTCAGTTCAGCCATTAGAAAGTCTGGCAGACGTATGCGAATCAATCGACTTAGGCAATGCACCTGCTGGATTGGAGCGCCCATATTATGGAATGTCTTACAAACATCAATTAATTTTTCTAACTGAATATATTATGGCATTGGAGGAATGAATCATGTGGAGTTATGTTTTTCTAGTATTGATTGTTTTATTCGTGTCGATGGTATTTGAAGACACCAACTACGAATTTTGGAAAGCACTAACTATGTATGTGCTGATTGCTGGGTTAATGATCTCAATGATGTAATGGGAGAGTGATTGTGTGTTTAAAAAGCGTAAAGGATGCAAGTACTGCATGAGAAGATTGCCGATTATTGATAATGAACATTTAGAATTACGGATTATTTATTATAACGAGTTAACATTTAATTTTAATGGGAAATCAGAAGTTAAAAAAATTAATTATTGCCCGTTTTGTGGGCGTAAACTTATGTCATATTTATAGGAGAAAATAAAAAATGGATTATATTAAATCTATCGAGGCCTGGGCGATTCGTCGTGGGCTAGACAAAGCGAACTCTGACAAGCAGTTAATTAAACTAATTGAAGAAGTTGGTGAATTATCTGAAGCACATAACAAGGATTGGCGTGACAAGCAGATTGACAGTGTTGGCGACATCTTCGTTGTATTGACAATTTACGCATTACAAAACGGCCTACACTTAGATGATTGCGTCAAAGAAGCGTACAATACGATCAAAGATCGCGATGGTAAGATGATCGATGGCGTGTTTATCAAGGAAGGCGACTAATGGAAGTTCTATTATATCTGTTTGGGCTAAGACGAATAGCAATATGGCTGATAATAGGGGCGTTGGTTAACAGTTCTGTTTTCTGGTTATTAGGAATATTGCTATTTATTGACTATTTATTAAGTGGGAGTAATAAAAAATTAAAATTAAAACGTTTGAACAGTATTTTGATGAGGATAACGAAGATTTTGATAACCGTGTAAATGATTTTATTAAATTAAAAAAAAGTCGTTCAGATCACAACGAATGACATTATCAGCACTGACAACATTTGCGTGCATACGTTAACCGTTCTTTATAAATAATTGGAGGAATAATCATGAAATATAGTGAAGCGGAAAAACAGATTAAAGCATTGTCAAGCAAGTATAATGTTAACATGGCAGATAGCGATTTCATTGTTAATTACAAAAATATGCTTGTTGCGTGGGTTAAAAACAATAAAAGATATTTATTATATAATGATGAAAACCATTTCAAAAAAATACCATTCAGTAATAAGCTTTACATGATTTTAGCAGAACTTGCGATTACCCAGCTAGATGAGCGGGTTGAAAAAGAAAATAAGTATTATATCCACGTATTAAAAGGAGAAAATTGATATTTAAATATCAGTATTTCAAATGGTAATATTACGATAGACAGTTTATATGAAACACACATTCTTAAAACTAAATTCACAAATAAAGCTATCGAACAACTCAAGCAACGTGACGATATTCCATTGGATTGGAATAAAGTAAAATTGGAGGAAGCCGATGAAAACTAAAGAATTTATTGAGAAAGCAGAAGCAATGGGATATAAAGTTGGAAATGGAGGAAAAGCTAAAGTTGTACGTGATAGTGGCGGGCACGTTCTTTTATCGGTTTATGAAGGTGGTCAATACCATATTGATTCCGATTATGAAATTCCATTAACGCCTGAACTATTCTCGATTGCTGTAGAATATGCCAAAACACCTATTTCAAAACGGTCAATCAAATATCGCGTTGGAATCAAAGGATTATCATTATCAACTGGGGAAAAATCATACCTTAATTTTGACCCTATTAACAATAATTATTTTGTTTCTGATTTGAACTTATTTTACAAAAATAAATTCACAGAAGATGAAATTTATGAATTAGTCAATGATCCGGATTTCTTTTTGCAAACCGGAAATTATGAAACCGAGGAGGCCGAATAATATGGCAACATTTCTATCATTTATCATCATGGCGGCAATCTTCATGCGGATTATCGCATGGCTTATCAGACCGTTAATTAAACCAGTTGTGGGTACGGCTGGAATTATCGCACTGATCGTGTATCTAGTAAGGAGATTAAAACATGAATAATTATGATTACTCGCCACAAGAATTAAAAATTATTATGGATATCGCTAACAAACACAAAATTCCAATTTCACTTGGCGATAGCTCAATCACAATTCACAGCCAGCAAGATTTTAAACCGTTGATGGTATTTTCAGTAAACGGTATGGAAATTTTTCCTAATATCGGCATTTACTACAAAGAGATTGAAAGAAACTGCGAAATTTTAATGTGTGGGGTAGCTATTAAATCATGAAATGGACAAATGAAGATAAACATCAAATCGCACAATTAGTTACTATGGGACTATCTGATTCAAAGATTGCTGAACGTATGGGGAAAACCCAATCGGCTGTCAAGCATTACCGTCAACGACACATTACCGATATTAAGATTGAGGATTCCAAGGAAGTCACGACTGAAGCGAATGGCACGCAAACAGCAACGGTTCTTATGCGTTTAAAGCACGAACCAGATAAGTCGCCACGCACCATGATGGAATTAACCGGTTATGATCCCGATAAATTCGATTTAATTTCATCTCAATATAAAGTTTATGAGCAACACTCAACCGAAGATGGTACAGTCCCACAATACAGCATCACGGTTAAAGTTCGTCCTAAGAGCGATATAAGCGTTTATGAACTAACTGGTATAATTAACCGTGACGTTAAGCAAAAGCGCTTAAAACGAACGCCAGGTGCGTTAAAACACGTGTTAGTCGTTCCAATGTTTGATTTACACTTCGGGATTAATAGCTACGATAATATGAAGCCGTATTTAGATGAAATTCAAGCTATCATTCAAACACACCCGTTTGAAAAAATCGTGATTGAAGTTGGAGGAGATATTCTGCATAGTGATTTTTTGAAAAAGACACAGACTGTTCGCGGAACTCAACTTGATCATGTCGACACTATTAAAGCATGGGAAGATTCTGCTGAATTTGTTAAAGGAATCATCGAACCAGCAATTGAAAATTCAGAGAGTACAGAATTATATGCCATCGGAGGCAATCATGATTTTTCGATGCAATGGGCATTTATAGAAATGGTAAAAGCGCGTTATCCGCAATTATCAGTGTTTAACCCAGGATCTTACCGCCAAGTATTCACATACGGAAAGGTTGCAATCATGATGGCACATGGTGATACTGCTAAAGCAAAACTATCGCAGTTATTTGCCAGTGAATATCCAGTCGAGTGGGCTAGCAGTGTGTGGCGCGAAGAACACACAGGGCATTTTCATACCGAGGTCGTAAAGGACGAGAACGGAGCGATTCACAGAGAGTTTGGAACGCCGAAGCCGAGTGACGGATATGAGGTCAAAAATGGGTTCACAATGGGACAGAAAACCATGAAAGTCCTAGAATATGACGAACAGGGATTGCTGGCTGAATTTACCATTAAAGGGAATTAGGAGTGGCGACTATGAAAGGAAAAACAGAAATCTGGAGGAAACACCCAGAATACACAGAAATTGAAGTTTCTACGCTAGGCAGAGTTAGAACATTGGATAGATTGACGTCAAATGGAAGGGGAACGTATTCTATTAAAGGGCATGTTTTGAAACAATGTAACGACAAAGATGGTTATTTGGTAGTTAGTGTTCCAGTTGGTAGAAAGTGGAACGTAAAAATAGTTCATCGACTTGTAGCTCAAACGTTCATACCTAATCCTAACGGTTTCCCAATAATCAATCACAGGGACTGCAATAGAGCTAACAATAATGTCGAAAATTTGGAATGGTGCGACAATTCCTATAATGTGCAGTATCGTGAGAAATATGGTGAGGCACAAGGGCACCCATTGTTCGCAGTCAACTTAAAAACACTGGAAGTTTCACGTTTCCCATCACAAATTGAAGCCAGCAGAATTCTTGGACTTTTTTGACAACACGTTAGCAATGTTGTTAATGGCAAACAAAAATATGCGCACAGCTACTGGTTCGTAAATGCAGATGATAACGCCGTGGATCTAACTAAGCAAAAACTACGTTACCTCGGAGAAACTAAATTAACAGCGGCAGATACAGCGAGTGTTGATTTTGTTAGACAAGTATTGGCCGGGTGAACTGCTTGTAAAATAACGCCAGCAGTGTTATCATTACTGTATACCATATGAGGATTATAGTAATAATAGCTGGGACGTACTATAAAATACAACTTTAGGTGCACTGCCATGCACCTCAGACATAAATGTTAGAAAGTTAGAAAATAAAATTCAACTCAAACACGGTTCTTACTTACTCCCACAACGGTTGTAAGAATGTTAGAAAAATATCGAGGTTCTCAAGAAAAAAATAAATTTTTCTTGAGGGCTTTTTTTATTACTTTTCTTACAACAGTATATATATATATATAAGATATTTGTTTATTTATTGTTATATAGGGATTTGTCCAAATATACAATGCTGGAGTGTGTGTGTTAGAAAAATGTTAGAAAATGTTATAAAATAATCTAACGCGCATTTTTTCTTACAAAATCCATTCGTGATATAATTTTAACTCGGAGGTGTTTTTTAATGATAAAGATTTATGATACGAAGAATTGTGCTAAATGTCGGCTGACTGAAAGACTGTTTAATGTGGCAAACGTTGATTTTGAGGTCGTTAAGCCTCATAATGGTGATATACAACGCTTCCGTGAACAGGGCTTTCAATCTTATCCGGTTGTTGAAACACCCGATCGTTCATGGTGCGGATTCAGACCGGATTTAATTAAAAAGGTGGTAGGAGGTGTATAAGCCTTGGAAGACAACGAAAAAATTAAGCAGTTGAAGACTTTTTACTCACTGCCAGAAAACCAGCAGAAAGCTATTATGCTTTTATTTTCAGGCAAACAAACACAAGGACGCATAGCTGAAAATGTTGGGGTCGCACGGGTAACATTAACCTTGTGGCGGCAGAAAGACAAATTCAGGAAAGCCCAAGATGAATATAACCGGTTTATGCTACGGGATCTGACAAATGAAGCCATCTTAACTATGCGTGACTTGTTAAATTCTAGAAGCGAAATGGTACGTTTTAATGCAGCTAAAGACATTTTAGACCGCTCGATGAGTTACGAACAAACTCGCAAAATAAAGGCTGATGCAGAACTTGCCGAATTGCGTGTCAAACAGGCCGACGGGTCGGCTGATAGTCAAGTAGTCGTGAATGTGCATCTTCCTGAAGATGGTGATAGTAATGGCTAACACAATCGATTTAAACGTACCTTACATCGTTTCTAAGGCGTATTATCCGATGTTCAATAGTCGAGATAGGTATCTGGTTTACAAAGGCTCTCGTGGTTCAGGAAAGTCATATGCGACTGCTGCCAAAGTCATTATTGATATTATGATGTACCCATACGTCAATTGGCTAGTGACACGCCAATATGCAACCACGCAAAAGGATAGTACGTTTGCAACCATTCGTAAGGTTGCACATAGCATGGGCGTGCTTGATTTGTTTAAGTTCACCAAGTCACCGCTTGAAATAACATACAAGCAGACAGGGCAAAAGGTGTTCTTCCGTGGCATGGATGATCCGTTAAAGATTACTTCGATCCAACCCGTAACTGGTTTTATCTGCCGCAGATGGTGTGAAGAAGCATATGAATTAAAATCATTAGATGCGTTCGACACGGTCGAAGAATCTATGCGTGGCGAACTACCACCTGGTGGTTTTTATCAGACAGTAATCACGTTTAACCCGTGGTCTGACCGTCATTGGCTAAAGCATGAGTTCTTCGATGATAAGACAAAGCGTAATCACTCACGAGCTATCACAACCACGTATAAAGATAACGATCATTTAAACGCTGATTACGTCGATTCACTGAAAGAAATGCTTGTACGTAATCCTAATCGTGCTCGTGTAGCTGTGTTAGGCGAATGGGGTATTGCTGAAGGCTTAGTATTTGATGGACTGTTTGAGCAGCGCGACTTCTCTTATGATGAGATTGCTAACCTGCCTAAGTCGGTCGGCTTGGACTTTGGTTTCAAGCATGACCCGACCGCTGGCGAATTTATTGCTGTTGATCAAGATAACCGAATCGTTTATATTTACGATGAGTTTTATAAGCAGCATTTATTAACAAACCAGATTGCACAAGAATTGGCCAAGCACAAAGCATTCGGATTACCGATCACAGCTGATAGTGCCGAGCAGCGTATGATCGTTGAATTGTCACAGCAGCACCGCGTGCCTAACATCAAACCATCTGGAAAAGGTAAGGATTCAGTTATCCAAGGAATCCAATACATGCAGTCTTATCGCTTCGTTGTACACCCACGAGTTAAAGGGTTGATGGAAGAATTTAACACATACGTTTATGATATGGACAAAGAAGGCAATTGGTTGAATAAGCCGAAAGATGCGAACAACCATGCAATCGACGCTTTACGTTATGCACTTGAGAAGTACATGTTTGTGCGTGCGGGGCATTATATGAACTATCAGGAACGCGTATCAACACTGAAGAATTTAGGACTATAGGAGGCTTAGCATGGATTACGATTTAACCGAACACAAACAGGCTAATTTGATTTATCAGGAATCGCTAGAAAATTTAACGCCTAATAAAATCATGAAATTTATTACTCATCATTTTAATTACCAACGGCCACGATTAGAAATGCTGGACGATTATTATCAAGGATACAACCTAAAGATTCTTGACAAGCAATCACGTCGACACGAAGATGGCAAGGCCGACCATCGCGCTACTCACTCGTTCGCAAAATATATTGCGGACTTCCAAACGTCTTATTCAGTTGGTAACCCGATTAACGTAAAGCTGCCCGATGATGGCAGCAACAGCGGATTCGATACGTTTAACAAAGCTAATGATGTTGACGCAGAAAACTATGATCTGTTTTTGGATATGTCGCGCTATGGTCGGGCTTACGAATATGTTTATCGTGGTGAAGATAACGAAGAACACTTGGCTAAGCTTGATCCGCTGGATACGTTCGTCATTTATTCGACTGACGTTGATCCTAAACCAATCATGGCCGTGCGTTATCACCAGATCGAACTGGTAGACGATAATCAAGTATCAACGATTAATTACGTTCCAGAAACATGGACAGCTGACACGTATACGCTTTACAATCCAACACCGATTATGGGAAAGATGCAAGTCGATACAACAAAACCGATTACAACGTTCCCAGTTGTTGAGTTCAAAAATAGTAACTTCCGTTTAGGTGACTTCGAGAATGTTCTACCATTGATCGATCTTTACGATGCAGCGCAATCAGATACAGCCAATTACATGACTGATTTAAACGAAGCCATGCTGATTATCCAAGGTGACATTGATACATTATTTGAAGGATCAGATATGATGAATACTATCGATCCTAACGATGAAGACGCCATGGCAAAGCTTGCCAAAGATAAGCTAGAATTGATTAAGGAAATGAAAGACGCCAACATGCTGTTATTGAAGTCAGGCATGACTGTTAATGGTACACAAACGTCAGTTGATGCTAAGTACATTAATAAAACGTACGATGTGGTGGGGTCAGAGGCGTATAAGAAGCGTGTAGCCGGAGATATTCACAAGTTCAGTCATACACCTGACTTAACCGATGAGAACTTCGCAAGTAATAGCTCAGGTGTGGCTATGCAGTACAAAGTATTGGGCACTGTTGAATTGGCTAGCACTAAGCGCCGTATGTTCGAACGTGGATTATATGCACGCTATCAGATTATCAGTGACATTGAAAACTCAATTCATGGCGATTGGACATTTGATCCACAGGAATTAACGTTCACGTTCCGCGATAACTTGCCAGCCGACAATATTAGCCAAATTAAAGCGTTAGTTCAGGCTGGAGCAACGTTGCCACAGAAATATCTATATCAACAGTTGCCTGGTGTAACGAATCCACAAGATATTGTTGATATGATGAAAGAACAATCAGCTAATGGCGATTATTCATTCGACCAGAACGGGGTAATTAGTAATGACGGACAAACAAATACAACAGCTACGCAAACTGATGAAGAAGTTCGCTGACAGCAAGGCTAATCAGTCACAGAGTGATGCCGAGATTCGGAAAATATTCAATGGATCTAAGAAAGATTTGTTAGAGTTCTGGTATGCGTTAAATGAAAAATACGAAAATTATACGAGAGCCAACGATTCACAGCTGCCGGACAGCGAACTAACCAATATGGTTAATCAGCAAGCGCTAAAAAATGGCATATCAATCAAATCACCGGCCAACAATGATGAACTGATTACGTACGCTGCGTATGTCGCTGCTGCTGCAATCGCAATTGGATTGATTGACCATGTATCCAATAAATTAAAAAGCGAAGCTAAGTTAGTAATTAATAAGGTCAGTTCGATGTATCATGTCAAAGCTGACGTATCGGAATCGGCGATTAATAAACTGGTTGATGGCAAGATCGACGGTATTAATTGGAGTGACCGCATCTGGGCTAACCAAGACGCATTAAAAAATGATATTAACCGTATTATGAAACAATCGTTGCTCACACATACAAACCCGGTTTCACAAACCAAGCTGATTCGTGATCGATATAACGTCACAGAAAAGCAAGCACGCAGATTATTGCGAACTGAAAGCGCGCGTGTTATGGCGCAGCAAGGCGTTGATAACGCAAAGGAATTAGGATATACTAAAGTCATGTGGGTTGCCAATACGGCTGCTTGTCGTATCTGTATGCCCCACGATGGCAAGAAATATACATTAAACGAGGCGGAAGGAATGATTCCAATTCACCCGAATGATTTATGTAGTTGGATTGCTGTCGATTAAAAATAAAAAAACATCGTGATGGGGATAATTGATTGATCGTGATTGTGCATAGCGTAATTGGGATTGCATAATTAATTATCCGTGTCGGGATAGGAGGATTACCATGCCAGAAGATACTACTAGCACCGAAACAACTGAAAATACTGAAGCAACGGAATCAGAAAGTTCAATCACGTTAACGCCGAAAGAATTGCAAGCCAAACTAGATTCCGAAGCCGACAAGCGTTCTGCCGCTGCTATTGAAAAAGCCAAAGCAAAGTGGGAAGCCAAACAAAAGCAAGCAATTGAAGACGCCAAGAATGAAGGTGCTAAGCTTGCAAAAATGTCTGAAGCTGACAAACTAGCCGAGGAACAGAAACAACGTGAAGAAGAATTCAAACAGCGTGAAGCCGAACTGAACAAGCGTGAATTATCATACAGCACGAAAGATCTGTTATCTGAACAGGGCTTGCCAACAGACATGGCAGATTCACTCGTTGCACTAGGCGATGCCGATGCAATTAAAAACGTTGTTGAAACATTGAAAGCTTCGGTTGATTCAGCGGTTAAGGAACAGGTGGAAAAATCCGTACAATCAAATCCGCCTGCTACTGGTTCCTCCGTGCTTGGTGATCCCGAAGATCCATTCAGTAAGATTATGAGCCAATACAAAAAATAAAAAAACGAGGTTTAAAATTATGGCAACTACAAATAATGATTTACCAGTACGCGTTTACTCTAAGGAATTCTTACAATTACTATCAACTGTTTATCAAGCACAATCCGTGTTCACGCCTACATTCGGTGCTTTACAAGCGTTAGATGGTGTACCTAACAACGCCACTGCATTCAGCGTTAAGACTAACGACATGGCTGTCGTGGTCGGTGAATACAGCACTGACGCCAACACTGCATTCGGCACTGGTACTTCTAACTCAAGCCGTTTCGGTGAAATGAAAGAAGTTATCTACGCAGATACTGACGTTCCTTACACTGCTGGCTGGGCTATTCACGAAGGTTTAGATCAGATGACCGTTAACAACGATTTAGACGCTGCCGTTGCTGATCGGCTGAACTTACAAGCACAAGCCAAGACGCGTTTATTTAACGTTGCAATGGGCGAAGCATTGGCTACTGCCGGTACTGATTTAGGCGCGGTTGATGACGTTAACGCGCTATTCGAGTCTGCGGTTGAAAAGTATACCGATCTTGAAGTAATTGCTCCGGTACGTGCATACGTTACTGCGTCTGTCTACAATGCTATTATTGATTTGGCTAACGTAACCACTGCTAAGAACTCTGCTGTCAATATCGATACTAATGGTATGTTATCGTTCCGTGGTATCGCTATTACCAAAGTACCTACACAATACATGGGTGGCAAGGCTGTTATCTTCGCGCCTGACAACGTTGCTCGTGTGTTCACTGGTATCAATATTGCTCGGACTATCCAAGCTATTGACTTCGCTGGTGTTGAATTACAAGGTGCTGGGAAGTATGGTACGTTTATCTTAGACGATAACAAGAAGGCAATCTTTACCGCAACCCCAAAAGCGTAGCGCCGAATAATGCTACCGGGATTGAGACTTCTCAAAAAACGGCCAGCATTAAAGTAGGCGATACTCGTAATATTACCGTGTCAGCCGTGCCATCTGACGCAGATGATGCTAGTGCTGTTGTATCAGCGGTTACATGGTCGTCAAGTGATGACGCCAAGGCTACTGTGTCAGCTAGTGGCGTAATTACCGGTGTGGCCGAAGGAACTGCTACCATTACTGCAACGAGTGGAACGTTTACTGCTACCGTTGCCGTTACTGTTACCGCAGCTTAAACATGATATAATTAGCGTAGTCAGACGTGACTGCGCTTTTTATTTATATACGAAAAGGAAGTGATTAAATGGCATTACTAGATTCGATTAAGTTGAGAATTGGAATTGAAGACACAAAACAAGATGATCTACTTACCGATATTATTTCCGATGTTCAAGCACGCGTATTAGCGTATGTCAATCAAGATGGGTTAGTTCAGTCGGAACTGCCTAACGGGTTAGACTTTGTAATTAAAGATGTTACTATTCGGATTTACAATAAGATTGGTGATGAAGGCAAGGAATCTTCAAGCGAAGGCAATGTATCTAACACATGGGACACACCGGCCGATTTATCTGAATATTCTGACGTGTTAGACGTATATCGTAAGTCGTATAAACGTCGCAGTGCTGGAATGAGGTTCATATAATGAGATATAACGATCGAGTAACGTTGGTTTATTTAACTGGCCCAGTTGATGAACTAACTGGCGAAGTTAGCAAGCGAACTGTCGATGATGTTCCGTCCACAATTATCCCGATTACGGATGTTCAGGAATTGGCAACTTATGGATTATTAAAAACTACGGCATACGAAGTACATTTAAAAAATATCGTCGACACGCCTAATCGGGTATTGATTGATGGTGTCGAGCAATCGATTGTTACTTCGTATCGACAGCGGAAAGTGACGGTGTTAATCTGTGGCAAATGATTTTAACATTAAATTTAAAGGTGTGGATAAGCTTTTAGACGAATTTGACATTTCAAGAAAAGAGTTAGTTCCTTATAGCGTAGAAGCCATGAAGACGTCATTATCGCGAGCGGTTGAAAAGTCAAAAGGGCTTGCGAGAGTTGATACTGGATATATGAGAAATAACATTCAACAAGATGAAGTAAAAGAAGAACATGGAGTAGTTACTGGTAGATACGTTGCGCGCGCTGATTATTCAAGCTATAATGAATATGGCACTTACAGAATGAGTGCTCAACCATTCATGGCACCATCAGTAGCGGCTATGACACCGTTTTTCTACAAGGCTGTAAGAGATGCTTTAAATAAGGCGGCGAAGTTTTCATGACATTATCAGAATGGTATTTATCCCTAAGAGACACATGTACAGCTGATGGACTAACAGTAAAATTTAAGCAGCCAAGTACAGATGATGCCCTACCACTCTTGCATGTTAACGTTCATACTGATTCCGACAATTCAACTAAGATCGATACGCTTAACCAAGTTAGCCAACAAATTGATTTATATTGTGAGAATACAATTTCTGTTATTGAATTTGAAACATTGGTTAATAAAGTTAAAAACTCGATCAGCAAGACGATTCGTTGGGATAGCCTAACTACGCAAACAATGGTTGACACAAGTACAGGGCGTGACATAAGGCGAGCAATGTTTTTAGTCACGTTCACAATTTAAGGAGGATAAAACATGGTAGCAGTTAATAACGGTGTGAAATTCGTTAAAGATACACCATATCGTGGTAAAGATGTTTGGTATTTTTTACAATCAGTAGATGCGCCAGTCGGTGATCCTGCTATTTTACCAGCACATCAAGAATCTGGCGACACATCAATCGAAGGCGATTCACTTGATGAACAAACTAAGATGGGACGGATTGTTGCTCCATCAACGAATGAAGATTCGATTGAAGTAACGTCTTACATGGTTCCTGGTGATGAAGCAACCGACGCAATCATCAAGGCTAAGCATGATGGCAAGCAGATTAAAGTATGGCGTGTTATCGTTGACAAACGATTGGCCGTTACTGAAGACGATCACAGTGCATACCCAGCGATGTTCGGCTATGGCATTGTTGATAGTGCTGACATTTCAGACGAAGATTCGTTTTCTGAAATCGATTGGACGATTAACATCTTAGGCAAGCTAGTTGACGGGACGTTCCCATTAACTGATGCTGAAGTTCAATCATTACAAGCATTATACGATTATGAACGTCCAGGCGAAAAGACAGGCGAATTTGCTGATACTAGCGTGGCAGGTACTGAAACCGGAACAACTGGAGCATAATCAATAGGAGGATAACGAGACATGAAGATTGGTAATACCGAGGTTAAATTTAATTTTAAAGCGCTGTTCCGTGCTAATGCATTACTTAGTACGCAAGCAGACGCAAAAGATGGCGCAAGCCAATTGTGGTTACAATTCGTAACCGGTGATGAAAACGAAGCCGTGTACAATGCGTTGCGCGTGTTAATTGCTGATAAAAAGGATTCTGAAATTGAGGATTTGATTGACAGTGATTATTCAGATGATGATAAGTTTGAAGAACTTTACAAGGATCTTCAGTCAGAACTCGAAAAGTCGTCTTTTTTCCGTCGCGCCGCGAAACATTGGACAGACTTAGTGGAAAAGAATCTGAAATCTCTCCCACAAAAGACATCGGAAGAGAAGACTCAAGCCAAAGCAATCAAAGATACTTTGGAAGAAATGAAGAAGAGTCTCTCCTAATTGACTTTGCACGTAAGGGAATCTTCGATCCGGAGGTTCCCTTTTCTTTATACCTATGGGAGGCAAAAGCTATCCTTGATGGGGCAACTCTAAAAAGTATCGACGAGAGGCGCAATAATTTAGAGTTAGCCGCGTTCAATGCTGGGGTAACCAATGCTAGGAAACCGAGAACAACAATCAAAAAAATGCAAAGAGAATTAGAAAAAGAAGAAGAACAAGTAGTTCAAAATAAAAAAGGCCGTAAAAAGCCTAATCTTGAAGCACTTAAACGGATTAATGATTTGTTTAATCACGGAGGTGAATAATATATGGCACAAGTAGCAGCTACTTTTACAGCTGACATTAGTGGGTATCTAGCAGCAATGTCACGAATGGCTGAAAGCACTAAATCTGCAACCAATAGCGCATCAAGTTTTGGCAGCAAGGTTTCTAGTGCCATGAGTACAGTTGGAAAAGTAACAACGGCTGCTGGAGCAGCAACAACTGCAATGGGTGTTAGTGCGTTGAAATCTTACGGTACGTTCCAACAATCGCTTAATAAGGCCGCTATTATTGCTGGTGGTACTTCTAAAGATATTGGTGAGTTAGCAGATATGGCTAACAAGATGGGCGCTGAATTACCACTTAGTGCGCAAGATGCAGCCGATGCCATGGTTTCAATGGCGCAAGACGGAGCTTCTATTAAGACGATTACTAAAGAATTTCCTGCAATTGCAGAAGCGGCCACAGCGACTGGTGCTGATTTACAAACAACTGCCGGAACAGTTCAACAATCTATGAACATTTGGGGAGACAGCCTTAAATCACCATCACGTGCAGCAGCAATCTTAACTCAAACAGCTAACTTGTCTAACGCAAGCATCGAAGACATGTCTGGTGCTATTGCCAATATCGGTGGTGTAGCTAAAAACGCTGGTTATGGCATGGGAGATATGACAGAATCAATTGGGTTATTAACAAACCGTGGGTTTACAGCTCAACGTGCTTCACAAGATTTAGCTCATGCAATCATTGCCATACAAGCTCCAAGTGACAAAGCTCAAGGGGTCATCAGTGATTTAGGGCTTAAATTTACAGATGCTAGTGGCAAGATGAAACCATTCCCACAAATTTTACATGACATATCCAAAGCCACAGATGGCATGTCGCAAAGCCAGAAGGTTGCAGCATTAAAAACAATGGTTGGTACTGCTGGGATGCAAGCGTTGCTGCCACTATTAGATTCGGTTAATGATAAAACAGGGAACACGGCTACTTCATGGGACGCTTATGCTAAAGCACAAGATAAAGCAAGTAGTTCAGCTGCTGTATCTAACAAGTTTTTATCAGACCAAGCTTCAGAAATGCAAAAAAACATTGGATCTAAGATTGAACAAATTGGCGGTAACTGGGAATCACTACGTAACAAGTCACTTGCTGCCAAAGGCGGCGTAAACAGTGCAATGATTGATATGATTAACCAAACTATCACATGGGCGACCGACAGCAACAGCAGCATAGCAAAAGTAGCAAGAGGTTTTATTGGGTTATCGCCAGTTATTGGACCAGCTGTCACAGCAACCGGTGGTTTTATCACTGCTGCTGGTAAAATATCAGGTGTTGCAATTGGAGCTGCTAAAGGACTACTCGGACTTGGAAAAAGTATTATTGGAATGCCAGCACGTTTGTTGGGGATCGGTAGTGCAAGCAAAAAGGCAACTGAATCAGTAGCACCATTAGGAAAGGCTACTAGAACAAGTGCGAATGCTGCAGCGTCTTCAGCAGCTAACTTTTTATCAATGGGCGCTGCAATTGCGTTAATTGGTGCAGGTGTTTTAGCTGCTTCGACTGGTATTGCCATTTTAGTACAATCCGCAATCAGTCTAGCAAAAGCTGGTAGTGGCGCACAAAATGTGATGGCTGCATTGGCATTTGGAATCGTTGCCGTAGCTGGATCATTTGCACTATTAGGGCCACTATTAACTGCCAATGCCGTTGGCATTGGGGTATTCGGTGCTGCGGTGTTAGCCGTTGGCGTTGGCGTAGCGGCTTTTGGATTAGGCGTTAACCAAGTCGCTAAAGCTATATCTACACTTTCAAATAACGTTAACAGCATTGTACCAGTATTGTCAGCGTTAGGCGCTGGATTTACTGCAATGATAACTAGCATGTTAACGTCGGTAATGGCTTCAGTTCCTAAAATAGCATTAGCATTTACTCAAATGATGTTAAAACTAATGACAGTTATATCATCACAAGCACCAGCAATTGCTACATCGTTCTCGGCAATGCTCATAAGCTTAATGACAGCAGTGTCTGTACATGCACCAGCCATTGCATTAGCATTCACGACAATGCTCGTTTCTATTATGAATGCCGTAACTCAAAATGCACCAGCTATTATTACGTCATTTTCTAATATGCTAATTGCATTAATGACTGCTGTTGCAACTAATGCACCAGCTTTGGTTGCTTCATTCGCAGCAATGATTGTTAGCTTGATAAATGCTTTAGCTTCTGCAATCCCTTCAATAGTTGAAGCCGGAATTAATTTGATTGTAGCGTTAGCTGCAGCAATCGGGGACAATGCTAATAGAATCGTTGCTGCTGGAATTGCATTAATCGGCCAACTCGCAGAAGCATTCGTCACAGGGCTTCCGTTATTAGTCCAAATAATGGGGGCTACGATGGCGGCAATCGTTGCTGTAATTGCTACTTACATTGGCAAATTTAATCAATTAGGTGGTGTTGCTATTGAAGCTTTAAAAGCTGGGATTACTGGAAAAAAGTATGATGCTGTAGGTGCTGCCACAGATGTAATAAAGTCTGCAGGCACAGCTGCTTCTACGAATGGTCAGGCGGCGTTTAAAGCAGCTGGTGGTAATGCAGCTATTCAATCTGCTAAAGCGATTGCCAACACCAAAGGATCTCATCAATCGGCAGGGTCTTCAGTTGGTAAGGCCGGTGCTTCTGGTGTTAGTTCTGCCGCTGGTTATTTCACGTCAGCTGGTTCAAAAGATGGTAGTGCTGCTGCTAGTGGACTGAACAGCAAGTCTGGAAGCGCAAAATCGTCAGGGACATCAGTTGGGCGTTCCGGAGCTTCTGGTATTAAGTCGACTTCTGGATACTTTACTGGCGCTGGATCTTCTGCTGGTAGTGCGGCCGCAAACGGGTTAGGAAGTCAAAAAGGCCACGCCAATTCTGTTGGTAGAGATTTGGGAAGTAGTAGTGCTAACGCAGTTAAATCCGGAACTTCTGGAGTAGATCTTAGTAGCAACGGTAGTTCTTTAATGAGTGGTTTCCTTTCGGGGATTCGAGCTGGATTTGGACCTGTGCAACATTTCGTTAGTGGAATTGCCGGTTGGATAAAAGCCCATAAAGGCCCTATCAGCTATGATGCTAAGTTGTTGATCCCTGCTGGTAATGCTATGATGAATGGTTTAAATTATGGTTTGATGAATAGCTTTTCGACAGTTCAGCACAATGTATCTGGCATGGCTGATAAGCTATCTGAAAGCATTAATTCGGTAGCCGGTGACATTAAAACTGGCGATTTATCAATGCAAGCCGCAAGCTATCAAGGTGGAAGTATTGATCAGAACATCGATACTAACAATTGGGTTAAACCAACATATGTAGTTCATAACGAATTGGTTGGCGACAAGATTAGAACTATTGTTAGCCAAGGACAAGCAGATGACAAAGTCAGCAGTAAGTTTTTTATGAGTTAAAAATGTAGTATAATGAATTAAAGCCTGCCAGTGTATGGCGGGCTATTTTTATATAGGAGGGAAAAAGATGGATTTACTAATCGAAAAAGACGGCAAGCGCACTTATCTTAGTAGATATAAAGTAATTACAACCTCATTTGAAGAAAGTTCGCCATCGGTAAAACGTAACAATACACAAATCCAATACCGCAATGGTAATGTTGATTTCGGCGGTTGGAATGAATCTAAAACAATCGATTATGTCGGTTATTACCGGGCTGATGATTTAGAAGACGAAGAATATTTACGTGAAAGAATTTATGCGTTGTTATCTGATCCAGATGGATATTATGTCACACAATTAAAGAATGATAATGATAATAGTTTCGAGCGCCCTGGCGAAACGAGTGGCGATTATTTCGATAAACAGGTAAACAGACCAAGCCACAAGCGATTCTATGTATATGCTAGTTCATTAGAATCAGAATTGGTTGGATCGTATGGCGGCCACGTATTATATAAAATCAGTGCTAAGTTTACAACGATGAAACTGCCTTATGGCGAAAGTGTGCCTCGTGATTTAGATGTTAAACCGAATGTGCCTTATTATGGTGATAATCTTGCATTAAATACAAGTACCCCAATTAGTATTCAAGGCAATTCCAGTGCTTGGCAGAATGTTAGGAAGCTAAACTTGTCTCAAAATCCAGCTGGACTAACAGTAACTTTTAGCTGTGCTGTAACGATAGACAGAGTGGATAGCGGTTCAATGTATATGCAGTTTGGAACTAAATTCAATCCAGCTTGGGGCATGCCGATAAATGCACAATTTAAAAATATGCAAGCGGGTGTAAAAACAAATATTAAACAAACTGTTGTTTTTCCAACATTTATTGGTGATGGTAATTTTAATGACTATATGAACATTGGTGTTGCTCATTCTAGTGCATTAGTTAAATTTGAAGATTTAAAGGTTGAGATTGGTAGCAAAAACACGCCATGGAGTCCGGCACCAGAAGACTCAGAATATAGTGAATGGTACCTTAATACGTACTACAGTGCTGACAGCCTAGTTATTCCGTATTCCGGAACTGTGCCTTGCAATCAGTTGGAACAAGGTTTCGCTATTGAGTTCACTGCCAAAGAAGCTGGATCAAAGCTAGTTATTGACGTTAACGGAACAGAATTAATATATAGTAGACAAGTTTATTCGGGCGATGTTATTAAGTTGTCAGGATATGAATATACAAAAAACGATATTAGCATCATAAAATATACCAACAAGGCTTATTTTAAATTGATTCCTGGAATTACCAATACAATTTCTTCTAATTTGCACGGGTCAATTAGAATATTAGATTATCAAGACTTATACGCGTAGGAGGTGACTAATTAATGACGGTGTTCAAAGATATTAATAATAAAGAATACGTCGCTGATACTGAAATCAAGCTAACTGAAGGCGTTAATGGTGAGAAGTCACTAACGGGAACGATTTATTTTGGTAATGACGTAAAGAAAAATCTTGCTAAGGGCTGGACGATGGTATTCAATGATGAAGAATATGCTGTCGTTACATTTAGATATAATGATACAGATAACACGGTATCTTTTTCAGCCGTTCAAATGTTTTTTTACACGTTAAGTATTAAGGCATTTCATGAAAAATGGAATGGATCACACCCGTTAAACGAATATTTAAACGCTATTTTTAAAGATACTGGCTATTCATACAACAACGAAACGTCGACAGCAGCGTTTGAAAAAGAAAATTGGGGGTTGAAAGACAAGTTAACCCTATTCAATGATATTATCAATCAAATTTCGGCCGAATTTGAAGTGCAGGGCACTACCGTTTATATCAAAGATAAAATTGGATCTGATCTATCAACTGTTGTTCGCCAAGGATTCAACCTATCAACGGCTGAAATCGAAACCGACAACAGCTCGTTCGCTACTTACGGTGTAGGATATGGTGCACACGATAACGTTGACGACCAGACATCACCGCGGTTATCAGTTGAATATTACAGTCCGTTGTATGATATGTATAAAGCTAAATTTGGAACTATTGAAGCTGAACCAGTTGATGATGAGCGCTACACAATTGCTGATAATTTGTTAGCCGCGGTTAAGGCTAAGGTTGACAATAGCTGGAGTTTGGCAATTACCGTATCATTGTTAGATTTACAAAATGCTGGTTATCCGTATGCCATGGCTAGTGCTGGCGATTCAATTACAATTGTAGACGAATCGCTAGGATTTGAAGATGAAGTGCGTATTATTAAAGTTGTCAGTTCGTATAATATCAACGGCGAACGTATTTCGGTTGATGTAACGTGTGGTGACCTAACTATGGCGCAGACACAATCAGCTAGTTCGTCAGTCGCCACCAGTACAATCACAGACATTATCAATGGCAATTCTGTGCTACCTGACGCCTGGTTCAGTGAACAGATGCAATTGGCCACTAACAGTATTTTAGATGCTAGAACAGAATTGAAGTTCACCGACCAAGGGATTATCGCTATTGATAAAAGTGATCACAACAAAATGGTTATTTTAAATTCTGCTGGTATCGGCGTGTCAACAGATGGCGGCCAGACATTTAAAACAGCGATCACGGCAGAATCGATTGACGGACAAAACATTAACATCAAAAACCTTAACGCCAGCAACATTGTCGGCGGTATTATTAACGGTATCACTTATAATACGGTTGACGATGAAACAAATTTCAGAATTTCATTGCAAAAAGGTATGATGGAATACTACTATAATGATGATCTTTTAGGCGGTATTTATGCTACTGGTGACGTAGCTACTGGCAAGGTTAACGGTTTTGCTATCTGGAACCACCCTGGATATATCTTTAGTATTAACCAGGCAAACGATGCCGGTGATCAATCAAAAGCTGTTTTTCAAATTCCAATCACTTCTACAATGGATGATCCTAAATACAATTTATACGGGTATGCATTAAGTGATATTGCAACTAAAAGTAGTTTATACTCGGCTAAAGATATTTATACTGATGGTAATATCATCGGCCAAAGTGATAGTGCTTTCTGGATTAAAAACTCTAACCAAGTTATTATTAGCGGTAACGGTGGTAAAGGAAACCAACTGAACGTTTACGGTGATCACGTTGATGTTTTAGGCGACTTTACTGTGTACAATGGTACCAAGAACGCGGCCAGCGTTACGCGTGACGGTGTGCGTGCTACGCCTGCGTATGAAATGGCAGAAAACTGGTTCGGCGATATGGGAGAATCAACCACCGATGGTAATTGTGAAATCACTGTACCAGTTGATCCGATATTCGGTGATATTGTTAACACCAGTGTTAAATATCAAGTGTTTTTACAAAGCTATAGTAGTGCACATGTTTGGGTTGATGAACGCAATGAAGATGGATTCGTTGTAAAATCCGATCAACCAAACGCAAAATTTGCTTGGGAGTTGAAAGCCAAAAGACGTGGATATGAAAACAATCGGCTGGTTAAAACTGATATGACATTATCAGACGTGCAGAAGATTGAAGAAGGAAATGGTACAATGAGTAATGACGAATACAAAGAATATAAAGGTGGTAATGTAGATGGCAATTAGAACTTATGACATCTTACTTGATAGTTATAACTCGACAATTCCCGAGCCTATCGTAGGGCGTCAAGGAGATAAAAACGGCGCTGTTACGTTGCATGTAACGATTACAGACCGTGGGACTGCGGTTGACTTGACAGGAAAAACAGTTAATCTGATGGCCGAAACAGCCAATGGAACGGCTGTCGTAGCTGACAACGCTGGAGTAACGTTAACCGATACAGTAAACGGAAAATTTGATTATGCTATTCCTAATGCACTGTGGTCTGAATCAGGAAAAATCACAAAGGCTTACTTCTCGCTTAATGATAACGATGGGCAGCAAACAACTTATGATTTAATTTTTATCGTTAAAAAAGCAATCGACGTTTCCCAGAAAACAGCCGATGATTATATTACTATCATTGATGGTACACTAAGAGATTTAAAAACTAAAATTGATGCAATCTATGCTGAATACCAAAACGGAACGTTTTATAGCCGTAATGAAATTGATGAAATTATTGGCAATCTTAACAATGTCTTTTACACTCAAGATGAAATAAAAAACATTGATAACAAAACCCGTGATGATGCAGCTGGATATGCAACTATGCACAGACTTGGAAGAAAGTATCATACTCCAGGAACAACTGGTTCAGTTGCTCAGGGATTCGCAGGATTAGGTGGAACTAAAGTTGTCCAGTATTATCAAAATGTCATTCCGTTAGATGTTACAAAAGGGACACTAACAAAGTTTGATGTAGAAACCGGCGTCGAATATTTATCAAACGAGATTCAAGGCTACCATGGTAATAGTATGACGTACAACTCTAAAGATGGATTCCTATATTTAGCACCAGCCGAAGATACTTCAAGTGGCCGAGTTGAGCTAAAAAGCATTATTAAAATAGACCCGGAAACACTTACTATAAACAAAACTATCGACCTATCTGGAATTACTGGCCTTCCAGAAGTACATGCCGTGGGCTATGACAACATTGATGATTGTTTTGTCATTAGTGATAATAAAACGATGGAATTTTATGATTCTTCATGGAATTTAAAGTTCACAATTAAATGGTCAGATTTGATCGGATATGATCCACAGTATATGCAAGGCGTTCAAGTAAATGGCACGAGCTTGTATTGGATTGGTGGGCGAAAATCTCAAATATGGCATTATGATATTGATTTCAAAAATCAAAAACTAACTTACAGAACGACCTATATATTTGACAAATTTCAAGAAGGTTTATACCCAACTGGCGAACTAGAAGGGCTTGCATTTAACGATAATGGTAAAATATATGTATCTTCTGAAAACAGTATCGGTGGTTGGGGTGGACTGACGCAGTTCTATGAAACAAATAGCTCTTTTAAAATTCCTATATCAGGATCAACTGTTGTTTCTATCCAAAATAATGATCCAAATACTATCGACTTTTATGTTGGGAAAAATGATAATTATAACCCAGATGGTACTATCAGCAACCCATTTTCTAGTATGGTAGAAGCGTGCGTTTGTATAGGAAATCCATCAACTGCAGTAAAACAGCTAACCTTGCTGAATAACATGGATGGATCGTTAACATTTATAGGCGTTGATAATATTATGGTTAAGACACAAGGGTCCTCTGTGAATGCAGCCGTTTTTATTAACTGTAACAATATTTATGTTGACTATTTATACACATCCGGTTCTTCGGGATGGAATAATAATGCGCTTTACATTTTACATTCTAACGTTAGAATTAACGGCTGGACATGTGCTGACTTAGCTGGCAATACGAGTATTACAGAAGATGCTCATATAGAACGTTCTGATGTATTTTTGCAGGATAACTCAAATTCGAGGATAGGACTATATAACTCAACAATGCGTTCTACTGGAAATTCAAATGGCGTAGTCAAGCAAAATATAATGTCTAAACTGATTGGCAATAAAATTACCGGGACTATTACGAACGTTACGAGTTCGAACGCATTAATTACAAGCGATTTTTATTATTACACTAACATAAAAGCAAAAGTTGATGTTACGATATCAGGTAATACATTTACCTTCAATCTAGCAGGACAAGTAAAAACTGGGATAATTGACTTAGTAGGATATGCGAGATCTTTTGGTGTTATTTATATGTGTGTATTTCACTTTTCAACCGATGCTCAGCAAAATTCAACGTTAGAAGTATACAACGTCCCCGGATTTACTAAACAAACGCTTAGCAGTTATTCAATAAACGTTTCGGTTACTGACAACTGAGGTGAATAAAAAATGCTCAATAATTTAAAGCATAACCGATTTTGGCTTTGGAAAGCGTTAGAAACATATGGAATTGGCGCAATGTTTATTATCCGGCAAAACACAATCTCGTTTTACCCACCAAGACCATCGCTATTAATGTACTTCGATGATCCGCCATTTATATTTTTAATTGGAATTGTTGGAACGTTTACGATTGTCTACGCGCTGTGGAATATAAATAACTTAGCCTATAAGTCAATCATGACAGGATTACTGACGTTTGTGTGGTTATTGTTTTTCATAGTGTTTCTTCTATGGGATTGGGAGCAGGGGATCGTTATCGGATTCGAAAGTATGTATGCCGCATTCGTGCTGGCATCAATCATTAATGAAATCGTGGTGAGGGGCTGAAATAATTGAGCGACGCTGTTATTACCGCATTAATCACAACGGCTGGATCGATTGTAGTGGCTTTTCTTACCGCATACTACGGTGCAAAGCGCCACGATTACAGCGAAGAAGATTTGAAACGGACGATTGAAGATTTAAAAAAACAGAACGATGAATTGAGAAAGCAGGAGGAGAAAAGCAAGCAATGAGTAGTGAAAATGTCGATAGCTATGTGGATTTACATGACGGCAACATACTTAACCTAAATTCGTATTCGCAAGAACAAACATCGGAATATATTAAGATCGATTCAACTAAAACATATCATTATCAGACTTGGATAGAAATTGCAGCAGTAACTGATAGTATAATAATCAGGTCTAGTATCGCTTTCTATGATAAAGACAAGTCCTATATTAGCCAACTTTCAAATTGATATAATTCGGTTACGATTCCTGGAATTTATCATAATGATTATTTGGTTGATTCAACTAATATTCCAGAAATGTCAGCGTATGTTCGGTTGATCTGGCGAGTGTATGGTGGAACTAATATTCATGCAAAGTTTGGGCTTGGAATTGTTACACATGATTGGTCACCAGCACCTGAGGATAAGGTGACGGGTAACCATGATAGGACTATTCTTCAAGGTAAGACACTGGACATCATCGGTGACAGCTACGTAGCTAATAACGGTCAGCCGGTTTCACAGACGTGGCATTATAAGATTGCTAACCAGCATAGCATGAAATACAACAACTACGGTATCAATGGCAATGGGTTAGTCACTACGAAGGCAACGGGTATACCAGTGGTCAATCGGGTTAGCACGATGGACAGTTCGGCCGATTACATCGTTGTTGTCGGCGGCAAGAATGATTACAACCAGCAACTTGCAATTACCGACTTTAAAGACGGGTTGGCAACCCTGATTCAAGAGCTGGTCGAGCGGTTTGTCGGTAAGAAGATTTGCTTCTTCACACCATGGTCGATTGTCGAGTCTGAGACGATGAATATCCCGTTATCTCAGTATTCGCAGGCAATTGAAGATGTCTGTGGCGCGTACTCTATCCCATGTTTCAATTCAGCTAAACGCAGTGGGATTTTGGCGTATAGCGGTGCGTTCCAGACGAAGTACTTCCAAACCAGTACTGACCGCAGCCACTTAAATGACGCCGGACACAATTTGTTTGTAAACCCAGCTACCAAGTTCTTAGAAAGTTTATAGAGGTGATCAATAAATGGAAATTTTAACATTTAATGTTGACTTGGATAAGTGAAATCTAGTTGAAGATAAGCAGAACTTAAACGTTTATTTTCATGACTCAAAATACGCTTGGATTCAAGCACGACAGTATGAAGATTTAAAGCGGGCAATTGAAGATTTGAAGAAGCAGAATGATGAGTTAAGAAAGCAGGAAAATAATCATGAATAACATTTCAGAATTAATCGTAGCCATTGCCACGGCGCTAATTCCAATCGTGTTCGCATGGATTGGTAAGGTACTTGCTAACAATAAAAAAGCATTGTCGCTATTAGATGCATTAACACCGCTGGCTGAAGCGGCAGTTACAGCTGCTGCACAATTAGGTGTTGACAAATATTTATCTGGTGAAGCTAAGAAGTCAACCGCAGTTCAATATGTGATTAATGGATTAAAGTCATTAGGGTTTACGAATGCCGATGAAACGACGGTAAAAAATTCCGTTGAAAAAGCATTCTCCAATTTACAAGATGAATTATACAAAACTTATCCACAAGCAACCGATGACACACCAGACAGCACAGTTGATTTAAATGCCGTTGCGCAGTCTGCTGCGGCAGCTGCTATTGAATCAGCAACAGCAGCCAAACCAGCAACGGAGGAATAGTATGAAAAAGAAGTTATTACTGTTAGTAGCGTCATTAGCACTGTTCTTAATGCCATTAACTGCAATGGCTTCAAAAGGCGATCAAGGAGTTGACTGGGCCCGATACCAAGGCACAAATGGTGTGTTCGGATATAGCAGCGACAAGTTCGTTATCAGCCAATTAGGCGGGACAGTTAACGGTTCGATTTACGAACAATCAACATATCCCACGCAAGTGGCTAGTGCAATTGCTGCTGGCAAACGTGCCCATACTTATCTATGGGGGCAGTTCGGTAGCAGTAAGACACAAGCTAAGGCTATGCTTGATTACATGCTGCCTAAGGTTCAGACACCTAAAGGATCGATCGTTGCGCTTGATTATGAAGACGGTGCTAGTGGAGATAAGCAAGCTAACACTGACGCAATTAAATATGCTTTAAAAATAATTGCCGACCATGGTTACACGCCAATGCTATATGGCTACCTTAACTATTTCAATGCTCATGTTTATCTTAGCCAGATTTCGGGAACGTATAAATTATGGCTGGGAGAATATCCTAATTATAAGGTAACTCCTAAGCCTAACTATAATTATTTCCCATCATGGGAAAACGTAGCGCTGTTCCAATTCACCAGTACGTATATCGCTGGTGGTTTAGATGGGAATGTTGACCTTACAGGGATCACTGATAACGGATATACGTCTTCAGATAATCCTAAGAATGTAACTACGGCAGTTAAAGCTGGTAAAGTCGCTAACAATACACCTAAACGCGATATTAAAGCTGGTGATAAAGTCAAAGTTAAATTCAGTGCTAAGCATTGGTCGACTGGCGAAAGTATTCCAAGTTGGGTAACAGGACAAACGTACAAAGTTAAGTCAGTGAGTGGTAATAAAGTATTGTTATCTGGAATCAATAGTTGGATCTCAAAATCAAACGTTGAGATTCTGCAAACTAAGCCAGTAGCAAGCACTGTAAAGCTGCCTAGCAGCGTCAAGCGTGAATCTGGTACGTTTACCGCTAACACGAAATTACGCGTCTGGAACAAGCCAGGAACGTCATATACGGGGGTTAATTACTACCGTGGTGAGAGTGTTAAATACCAAGGATATATCCGCAACGGCAATTATATCTATGCAGCCTACCAATCAACTGGTGGTGCATGGCACTATGTAGCTGTTCGTGAGAATGGGGTTGCGTTAGGAACGTTTAAGTAATAATGAACATTGGTCACTCGACGGAGTGGCCTTTTTATTTGCAATAAATTAATTATGATGTATAATGTATTTATTAACTAGTAACCAGCTCTCGCTAAAAACATGGATAGTTTTGATATTATGTTCAGTGCTCGAACACTGAACTTTTACAAAAGCCTTGAGCAATGGCTTAGAAACGAACAATATCAAAGATAAGGTCGTCCCGTAACTCGCCAAAGTTACAAATCGGGGCGGCTTTTTATTTATCTGATTTAATGTTATAATTGACTACACCGAGGGAACTACCTTTCATACCTCGCTAACCTTCACATCGCCATTAACTTGGCGGTGTTTTTTTACGTATAAAATAAAAAAACTTTTAAAGTAATCATTGACATAACAAAATTATGAGTGTAGTATAGCAACCATAGAAAGGAAGTAATGATTATGATTAAAGCTAAAGATTTAGAACGAGAATCATTAACGCGATACGGTATTGTAAATCTGTCATCGTTCGAACAATTAGAGAATGGATATACACGACTGACCGCATTTAATTTGTTATCACAAGAACAGCGCGAATTTTTGATTAAGCCGTACCACCAGGATCACATTATTGTCACAGATTTAGACGCCGGCAAGCTTTTCCAGCTGACTGGCAAGGGAACAACTCCCAGAGACGTGGTTAACGTTATAACCGGAGCAATGGGAGGAACTGCACTTGAAACAACCATAGAATCTATTGAAGACCTGTTAGATAGTTATGGCCTTGACTACAGTGAAAATGAATACAAATTCGGATTATGGATTTATGTATCGGACAAAATTGAAATCAGCATCTCAACGGCTGGAACAGTTAGGATTCAATTTAGTATGTCGTTTGATTTAGATGTTGCTCAAGAACTAATTAAACTTGCACATTCAATCAATAATAAATTCTACGGGGAGGCATAAACATGGTTACAATCGATTTAGTTTCGTTTTTATTCGGGGCGCTGTGTGGCGTGGTTGTGTTTTATACGTGTATTGAATTTAAACCAGAAGGGAAGCGTAAATAATGGAAGATGTAAAATATTTGCTCAAGAATCGCGGAACCGTATCAGACAGTGAGTTGCTGGATCAAATTACTCGGTTGATGATTCCGATTGGAGAGGTCAAACCGCTGGAAGATTATCCGGGTTATGCTGTCACGTCAGAAGGCCAAGTGATCAGTTTAGGTGGAACACGAACAACTAAGTCTGGACGCGTTTTTCACGTAAAAGAACGCGTTCTGACACAAACACCGATAAAATCTGGTAATCCAGTTGCGATGGTAGATGGTAAGACGGTTAGGGTTGCTCGCCTAGTGGCGAAAGCATTTGTTCCGAACCATTCAGATTACTTTTTTGTCAGTCACATTAATGGTAATCAGATGGATAACCGAGCTTGCAACTTGCGATGGTCAAAAAGGAGTGCTGAATAATGTCAAAATACAGTTTTACGAGAATTTCAAGATATTTAGATAACGAAGCACGAGCCTATGCGCATTATGTGCTAAACGACCCCACGGCTTACGATACCAAGCCAAACGATGCTTTGGTCTATGGGAAGATCGCCCATGCAGAATTGGCTGGAGAAGAGCCAGAACTTACAGAAGACGAAAAGAAGTCCGTTTACCGTCGTGGAATTGAAGAAGCGGGCGTTAAATTCGCATTTAAGACACTTAACAGCTCGATAGAGCTCGCCAAGCACATCCGCAGTTCAATTATCCACGGTGACTTTAAAACAGAGCAGAACGCATATAATGGGCTATTTGAAGGACGCTTTGATTTAATCAGTGATGATGCGATTCTGGATTACAAATTCGTTACCGTTAAAAACTTCGATAAAGTATGGGGACCGAATGGATACGATGACTGGATTTACAGCACGCATTATTTAACGCAAGCACTGATCTATTTAAACATGGCCGATCGTGAGCATTATTATATTGTTGCCATTGATAAAGGAAGCTTAAATTATCGCGTGTACGATGTGGCCAACGTAAAATACAGCCAGGATATGATTGAATCGCTGCAAACCGAAGTTAACCGGATCGAAGATATTGAATCAGGAATAATCAAGCCAGTATTTAAAAATGATCTGTCAGATTGGTCAATCAAAAAAATGCGCAGTCAGCCAATTGATATTGTTGTGCCTGATACGTTTGCAGTAAACCTGTAATTGTAGTATATTATTGGTACAGACATAACAAATTTCCTCCAAGGTTTGTTAGAAGTTAGAAAAACTAAAAAAACTCTAACACTTGTAACCCTACTCTCCCAAGGGTTGTAAGAATGTTAGAGTTTTTTGCTATATATATAAAATTTATTTACAAAAAAGCATTGAAAATTCTCTAACTTTCTAACAAACATAATAAATAAATAAAAGTTGTTGTTTATATATACTATATAGAGTGATGTTTGTATAATACAACTAATTTTAATTTTGTGTTAGAAAACGTGTTAGAAAAATATTATTGTTATTACAAAATGGGTTGACTTTAACAAAACATTAGGGTTATAATTATCACATCAAGTTGAAAGGTGATGTTTTTAAATGAAAAAAATTGTTAATTTCACAGACGGAGCAAATATTTTCGTCGTATTAGGTCAGGTTGGATCTGGCAAAACACATTTGACGTTAGGCCACAAAGGCAAAAAGCTCGTGATTAGTTTCGACGGATCGTATAGTACATTGGAAGGCCACGAAGATGAAATGACAGTCGTTGAGCCAGAAATCACAGATTATGGCAATCCTGATAAGTTGGTCAGTGAAATTGATGATCTGGCTAAAGGGTGCGACTTAGTGGTGTTCGATAATATTTCGGCTGTTGAAACATCACTGGTCGATGCCATTACCGATGGCAAACTTGGTAATAACACCGACGGCCGCGCTGCGTATGGTGTCGTTCAAAAGCTAATGGCTAAGTTTGCACGTTGGGCAATCCACTTTAACGGTGATGTGCTATTCACGTTATGGAGCGAAGTCACCGAGGAAGGCAAAGAGAAACCAGCTATGAATGCTAAGGCTTTTAATTCAGTCGCAGGCTATGCTAAGCTGGTTAGTCGGACAGAAACAGGTTTCGATGGTTATACCGTTGTAGTTAATCCGGATAACCGTGGTGTAATTAAGAATCGCCTTGCGGACAAAATTAAAAAGCAATCAATTAAAAATGATGATTACTGGAAGGCTGTTGAATTTGCAAAGGGGAGTAAGCATGAAAACGCTTAGAGAGTACGCAATTGCAGATAACACCGACAATCAAAAATTTTCACCACGCGTATATCGCGCGTACAGAGCCATACAGGGCTTGGAAGACGACAGCGATAAAACATTCGCAGCATTAGCTAAAACCGCTAAGAACGTAAACGTGGCCGAATTGAAGCTGGTATACGGTGCATTAACTGCTGAATTTACGATTAGGGAATTAAGATACGATGTTAGCCAGATTCGCGACATGATCAAAGATGTCGCTTATCCGCGTACTAAGAAGGCAACCGATGAGGCAGCTGAATTAATGCACGATGTTCTAATGGTAATCGCTAAAAAGGTTACTGAATTTAAGGATTATGCACCAGTTGAGGAGGCCATGACAGTCCCATGCAAGCCACTAGAAAAATTTATTAATTATCTTGAATCAGAGACGTATAAAGGTGTCTGGTCGGATATTATGAAATATCCGTTTGATAACCAAAAGGCTGGATTGCGTAAGCATTTAATGCTTGGATTCGCACCATCAACTGGTAAAACGATTATTACAAATGCGCTGGACACGCTGTACTATCGGATCGACGCTAATGTTCAAACACGTAAATCATTCAGTTTTGATGCCGGAGTTTGGAACGGTATGGTTAATGGAAAGTTCTTAGTTATCACCGATGATGATGACGAATCGCAACCGATTTCACCAGATTTCATCAAAAACTTCATGAACCAACGCATGGCTAGTATGACAGCCAAGCAAGGTGAACGTGATTTTAAAACGTATAGTGGATCATCGGTTATTGCTACCAATACGGAAGAAGAATATTTTGCTTCTCCGCAGGTTTCAAAGCGGTTGATTTTAATTCGATTGGATCATACATTGCCAGAATTTACATTTGACGAATTGAACGAGCTTCATAATTTGGACGTGGCTGAAATTCTGAACTACGTTAATTACGAGAGGCCAACTAAGTTGTTTGATGTTAAAAACAAGTGGAGCAATAAGCTCGACAGTCGAGTTGAAGAGTGCAAAAAGTACGTGAATGAAATGGGTGCAGTTAAAGCTGGGTTGTTAAAAAAAGAATTTGGAAAAGATATTGTAAAACTTGCATATCCAGATGGTCCTAAGACTAAGCGTGTCGATGATCTGGTGATTTATGGTTATTTTGCCGAAAAAGCAAACGCTGGATTGCCAGAACAGAGTTCATTCGATGAATTTAACATTTCAATGCTGACAGGATTAAAAGACACTAATCCTAAGCAGATTAAAACCACGTTTGGCAGCATGTCGGATAACATTGAAGCTGCTAACGATACACCTAAGGAAGAACAGGCCATGTTTGGACTATTCACCGGAACAGGTGTTAAGACCGACGAAATTGATAAGGCAACCGGGATTGTACTTGATATTGATAAGTCAAAACTAAAATCATTGAAAGAAATCAAGCTGCCATATGCGTTTATTGCCTACGAAACTTCAAGCAGTAAACCAGAAAACTTACGCTATCGAATTGTAATTCCAGGAATTGAAAGCAAAGACGCTGACGAATATCGCGAAAACGTGATTAAGATTGGCGAATTATTGAAAGATGACATCGATCCAACATGCGAAGCAATCGCGCACCGGTATTTTATTGGTGGTAAGAATATCGTTATTAATTACAAACCTTTGAGTGCTTCACTGCCACGTGACACGAGTGGTATTGTTGATCGTGTGTCTTCAGCGGCAGTCGGCACTAGGAATTCAATTACTTACTGGGGATTAAAAAGAGCACAGGAAGCCAATGATGAAGATCTGGCAATGGAAGTATTGAAAGTTTCACAGTGTGACGAAGCAGAAATCGAGCGTTTCGCCAAAAGATGGGATGAAAACAAAATTTAGGGTTTACAAGCTGAAACATTAGTATTATAATTATCACATAAAGTTGAAGGAGGTTAGCTAAATGCAGAAACATGCTAACGAAGATATCAGATACATGTCTTATCGAGTACCATATCGATTAATTGCAGAAAAGTTGGGGATTACGACAGGGACTTATATGAATATGTTAGTTAAGCCGTTGAAGAAAGAAAAGCATGATCAAATTGTAAAAGTTATTGAAGAACTCAAGGAGGAAATTAAAAATGGGACTGTTAGATAAGATTAAGGAAAACGCAAACAACCGGATTAGTAACGAGGATTTACCAGTAGGCAAGTATGACGGTGTGTTAAAAAGCATCAAGCACGGTAATGCGGCCGATTATGAAGTATGGCGTTTCATTTATGAAGTTGAAGACCAAAATCATAAGCCGGCAACATTGGTTGACACGATGTTTGTTAACAGCGATCCAGAAAAGAATGAAAATCAATTATCATTCCGGATTGCACCATATTACGAAGCTGGAGTAATCAGTGATACAGCGGTCGAAAAGGCCACGAGTAACCTTGAAGGATTCTTTGAATATTTGGTTAAGCAGATGATTGGGACTGGAGTGACGGTTAAATTATCCGAGGAAACCTACAAAGGTAAAACGCGGCGAAATGTCAATCTGCAAACCGTAAATATTGATACTACTAAAGATGAAGACAGTGACGCACCGTTCTAATGGGAGATGATTAAATGAGTAATCGAGCACAGCGAGTATTAGATGCGTTGATGGATTATGATGCTGATAATAGATTTGACTATCCAATCTTAACTATTATTAAATTTTTCGATAATAAAAATATCACATCGGTTGATATAGATTACGACAATCTTACGGTTAACGAAGAAAAACAAGTGATTCAAGCGTTTTTAGAATTTGCATATTAAAAATTAAGGGCTGAAAAGCCCTTTTATTGTAGGGAGAAATAGTATGTTTAAACTTTACGATTACCAACAAAGAATTGTTGACGAAACCAGAAACAAGCTTCGCCAAGGAAACAAGGGCGTTTTAATTGTCAGTCCGCCAGGATCTGGTAAGTCAGTTATAATCGGCGAAATTACGCGTCTAACGACTTTGAAAAAGAATCGTGTATTATTCACCGTTCACCGTCAGGAACTCGTAGACCAGATTACAGATACGTTTGATGCAATGGGTGTCAACCAAGATTACACAACTGTCATGACCGTGGGGCGTGTAAAAAACAGGCTGGATAAATTGGAAAAACCAGATTTGATTATCGTTGACGAATCTCAACATACGAGGGCTAAAACATACACCGATATTTTAGACTATTACAGTGATGTTCCAAGATTAGGCTTTTCAGGTTCTCCGTGGCGCATGAATGGTCAGGGGTTCGATGATATTTACCCAGCAATGGTTGAAGGCCCTAGCGTGAAATGGTTGATTGATAACTATCATTTAGCGCCATTCACGTATTACGCACCGCAAACGCTTGAAGGTTTTAAAAAACGTAATGGCGAATACGATAAGAAGTCAGTTGATGAAGTGTTGGGAAGTAAGATATTCGGAGACGCCGTCAGCTCGTATCTAAGCAATGCTAATGGTAAACAGGCAATCTTATACGCCCACTCGGTAGAATACGCTAAAAAGTACGCTGTGGCGTTTGAAGAAGCCGGAGTTAATGCTGCAAGTGTTGATGGTAAGACACCTAAAGCAGAACGCGATCGGATAATTAATGATTTTCGCAGCGGAAAATTGAAAGTGCTATGCAATAATGATTTGATTTCCGAGGGTTTCGATGTTCCTAATTGCGAAGTTGTCATCATGTGCCGGCCTACTGCTTCGTTAGTACTTTATTTACAGCAGTCGATGCGTTGTATGCGCTATGTCAATGGCAAGCAAGCAATGATAATCGACCATGTTGGTAATTATGTTAGATTTGGCTTGCCAGATGATGATCGCCAATGGAGCTTATCAGGAAGAAATTCAAATGGTAAGGTCGATGCGCCAGATATTCATACATGCCAGCATTGCTATCAAGTATTCTATGAATGGACAGCAGACAATCGTTGCCCGTACTGCGGCGAGCTTAAACCGGAAGCTGATCCGCGTACTGCTGAAGGCAAGAAGCAGATTGAGCAGGCTAAGATGATTGAGATTGCTAACCGTAAAGTCGAAAAAAGTGACAGCCTGATTTCGATTTACGAACATTTCAAAGCACGTAAGACGATGAACATTGGCAACGTTCACCGACCGATTAACGCTGCAATCAGGCAGAAAGGTGTATGCAGTAATGAAGAATTGATTGGATTCGCAGATTATTTAGGTGTCAAAAAAAATTATGTATTAATGCTTTACAACCACAAATATTAGTATTATAATACTAATATATTAAGAAAGGTTAGTGATATATATGATTAAAAATGCACCTGTATTAGAAATTGAAGATTTTGGATATTGCGGATATGATTATCGAGTTAAAAAGCAAGGTGGGACAACGTTTGGATATTTAAGCCGTGATCCTCAAGGAAACAGCCAATACATGTGGATGTTTTGCTATGGTAGCACGACAGAAGAAGCGGCTACCAGTGATCCAATTTGGTATGAAGAATACACATTAAACGATCTTAAAGAAGAACTTGAGTTTGAACTTACAAATTTTTACATCAGATTTGGTATTAACGATTGCAAGTACGAATTATAAAGAAAGGATAGGTAAAGCATGACGCTTAAAGGAAGAGAGGCTGCGATTCAAGACAGTATCAGGGTAGCGTTGGCAAAGGCAGGCTACGTTGTTTTCAGAACAAACGTAGGCAAAGTTAAAACAGCTGATGGAAGATGGTTCGACACGGGATTGCCGACTGGGTTCCCTGATCTGATTGGATATAAGCCTGATAACGGCCGAATATTTTTCATTGAAGTTAAAACACCAATTGGGCGGCGGCGTAAAGATCAAGTTAATTTTGCGAATGGCTTGAGAGATAAGAATGTGATTTATGGCGTAGCGCGATCAGCTAAAGAGGCCGTAACGATTGTGCGAGATGAATTGAAACTGTTGGAGGACTAATAAATTATGATTGAATATCTTTCGTTTATTACCACATTTAACGCTATTGCATTAATAATCGGAAAATACAAGTCACCGTTGTTGCTTGTGATTGTTAATGCGTTAATCACGTTAGTTGCTATGGCTGCGGTTGAAATTATGGGATACTAATGGAGGGATAAAAATGAGTATTAGAAATAAAATTGGGCTTGGAATAATATTTTGTGTTTCGGCCGTTATAAGTCTATTAGGATTTATGGCAATTATTTCAAAATTTGGAACAATTTCAATCGTGTTAGTAACTTTAGCATTAGTTTCAGGCGCAGTATTAGCGTGTCGGGAGGATTAAAAATGAGTGAATCAGATGAATCAATAGAATGGATCTTAAGCCAATTGGCACAGGCATGCTAGTGATAGGAGATAACAAATGCTTTTTATATTATCGTTTATTTTTTCAGCAGTATGGGCACTGATTGCGACGCGTATAGTTAGAGATAGTCCAAAAAAATGTTGGGTGTCGATTGCTTTAATGTCTGTTCTAGTTTATTATTTATATTGACAGATCGGTTATCGCTGTGGGCTAATTGGTAAGCTACAAAGGAATGCGGGTTCGAATCCTGCCAGCGATATAGTTATGCAGCATGGCTACTCATGAGGGCTAAAACTGTATAACGTGTGCTTGTGGTGGAATAGGTAGACGCTAACATGTAAGATTATCCTGTACGGGGCTAGCCAATACGGCACTGGATTTAATCATGTAGGGTGCAAATCCCTACCAAGCACATAT